TTCCACCAAGGTGACGAGCGTATCTTTGAAAGGATACGCTCTGTCGCTCTAATCAACTGCTGTTCCACAATGTCGTCGGAGAGGCCTTCATTGGCTTCAAAGAGGCGTTGATCTTTATTCACCACATCTTGAAACTCAGCGAAACTTGTTACATTTCCTGATTCTGTTATGAAAGCCATTCTATTCTCCTGATTACTCTATTGAAGAGTCAAATATGCCACGAACACCAGCGTTGTCATACAATTCACCAACACCATAAATTGCTGAACCAACAATGTCATAACCACGAACTGTGGCTTGTCTTTGTGTTTCAATCTTGATATCTTGCATCATTGCTAGACCTAATGCGTCTTTGTGGAAGATACCACAAGCATAGTCACCAGCGGCAGCACTACCAGTCTCAAGTGGCACTAGGCTACTTTGATAAACTGGAACACCACCTAGCATACCCATGAAGCCGTTTTCCAATGCTGAATTACCAACAGCACTTGCTGGGGCAGCAAAGGTGCTGGTCAATGTTGAAGCAACATCATAAGCCACATTAGGGTGTAGAACAATGGCACAATCATTAGATGTGTCATAGCCTTGACTACGAAGTTTTGCAATGGCTTGGAAAATCAATGCTGGTGTAGCGGCAGTAGAAACGCCACCAACTTGGTTTGTGCCAAAGCTCATGAACAGAGCCATTAGGTCTGTGTCCATCTTGCGAGCAACTGCTTCGCCAAACAAACGACCAATGTCTGCAACCACATTAGAACTAGATGCCATCATGGCCAAGTCACTGATAGTGGCCAATAGACCAACTTCACTAACTGTCAATGTTGCGCCATCTGTAGATACAGTAGTGCTTGAAGGTGCTGTGGCTTCTGTTAGGCCAGCGGCTGTGACCTTAGGATAGATAGGAACTGTCACAGTCTTACCTTGTCCTGGTGCTAGAGTGTAGTTGCGAACCAAGCCACGCATGATACTTTTTTCACTTGCCACGAATAATGCTTCTGCAACGATACTGGGCAATAGGTCGTTGAGGGTTGTTGTATTAGAAACTGCCATAATGATATCTCCTTAAGATGTTAGGCTATACCCGTGTCTTTTCTATATTGTTTATATAAAGCACGGTGTTCTGGATTTTTCATGTCCAGTTTTGTAATGTCTATTTTTTGCGGATTTCCCACAGAGATATTAGATTTGGTATTGGTAGTGGCAGGACTAGCTGAAACAAAATGCGGATTCGAATCCAAGAATTCACGCACTAGGTCATCAACTTGCAAGGCAGCACCTGAGTCCGAATAACGAACAGTGCCATCTTGAGCAACTACTTCTACTTCACCTTCACCATTAAGACGAACATTTGGACTCAATAGAGCCTTGACTTGATCAGCGTTGACAGCACGATATTTGGCAGCGGCACTGAGCAAAGGACTATTCACCTTGTATTCCTTAATGATGCTGTCTCTCTTAGAGATTTCAGCGTCTTTTTTAGCGGCTAAGTCTTGTAGAACTTTTTCAAATTCTCCCTTCTTGACCTGTTGTTCCTGTTGTTTCTTTTCCCAATCAGTTTTAATTGATCGTAGTTCATCAGGATCACCTAGATCTTCCCAGGGCTTGAGAAGTTTCTTTTGTAATGAACCCTTCATGCGGGCCATCATGCCATCTACTTCATCTTGACTATAAGTCTTTGTCGCTTGTGCCTGATTTTCAGTTTGTTCAGTTGCCGCATCAGTTGCGTTGTCTGTCACCAATGAATTGTCTGTCATTGTAGCATCACCTCTCTTATGAGTTATTAGTAGAGTTATTTATGTGTGTTCTAGTTAATCACACTGAAATTGATTATTTTTTGGTAAACTTGGCTTTCAAAGCCTTGGGAGCTGATTTACGAGCACTGGATAAAGCAATGGCCACTGCCTGCTTGTTGCTCATACCTGGATGCTTCTTCATCTCTGTGCTGATGTTCTTGCTGATGGTCTTCTGACCATAACCTTTCTTTAATGGCATTGCTTGCTCCTTAATTGTTCTAGTGTTTTTCTATTCTGCTGTATCAACACTGAAACTGGTGTGGCAAACTCACCATATCCAGGGTATGACCACAGCCACTCACACTCTTGATCATCGTAGTCCAAACCCTGTGCTATGGCAGTGACTGTGCTGTCAGGTGCGGATAACACATACATTCTAGCAGAGTAAAGACCTAGGGGTATTCTTTGACCTTGATATTCCACAATGTCAATGAGACCCTTACGCCAGGCTGCTAGACTCCAAGGACACTCTTGTTGAATGCTCTCAAAATACTCAAGCCAATTAACGCTTTGGTGGCTTCTTGCCTTTTCCACGACCCATTCCTCTTCCTGCTTGGTTCATAGTCTTCTCCTTAGTAATATAGAATTGTGATATGTCCCTGTCCACTGTGTGTCAAAGCACTTATGGTGGCTCCTACTGGTATTTCAAAATCTACCACTGCACCCTGTGGAATCACGATAGAAGTGTTATCAGCAGTGCCATTGATTTTTACATAATGAGTCTGTAGACTTGACAATATGGTTATGGAGGTATCACCAATGGCAGTTGTGGCCACAGCTGAACTTGATGTTGTGTTTAGTGTTTGCCACTTGGTCATTCTGCGTGTCATAGTTATTCCTTAGTTGTTGTTTCTTGCGGCTTCTGCACCAGCATCTATGATGTCTTGTAAAACAAGTTCAGGATGCAGTGCTAGTATTTCATCATTAGAATAACCTTCCATCAGCATGGTCTGAATGTGTGCCAATCTATCTGCTTGACTGCTATTGGCCAGGCTGGGATGTTCACCTTCAGTGCTGGTTGGAGTAGATGAAATTTCTAGCACTCCAAGAATGGCAGCACTGTCTGCACCCAGTAGGTCTACAATTTGAGAGTCTATGATGTTTAACACACGAGGGTCTGTTGCTGCCTGTTTGGCCTTGTAGAGCATATCCATATCATTGGCTTCATCCTTGATATTGAATGAATCAGCATATGAAATCTCACCATTCCATGTGGTGCCTTGATAAAAGGCAAACCATTGCCACATCTGTTCTTCTACTAATTGTAGATTGTCTGCCTTTTCTGATAATTTGGCGTTCAGCAGTTCAAACTCCTGTTGTTGTGCCACACCACTCATACGGCGACTTTCTGTGGCACGGATTGAACCTGTGTTGGCCATTTTGTCTATGGCTGCTACCGTGTGTTCAATGGCAGTGAAGATTGAATTGGTGTCTGTGCTTACTGCAAGAATATAAGGCTTCAAGCCTGAATCCATGTTGTCTTCTATCTGTATGATAGCACCTGCACCTGCTGATGCTTCTGCACCTGCGGTTTTGACCAATGCAGGGTGTCCATTGATACGAATTGATTGTTCTACTTCTGAAGTGAGATTGTATATGGTTTTCTGTGCATCAGCAATGTCTGAAATATCACTAACACCAAAGCCACGCACAGGGCTTTTACGACTGTAGGCAACCATGGCAGGAATGTCACCAACACCGTTAGGTTCTATAATGTGTTCCATGACCTGTCTAGTTCTGTGATCCACTAGATAAGTGTGAATTTCAGTTGGATACCACTCACGGATGGTTGATACAGTATCATTGCCTTCTTCAATGTATTTGAGATATTCTAGATCATAGCGACCATTTGAATTGCGTCTCCAACGCCAGTCTGTGACTGTGAGAGGAGTGATTAGATTCACATAGGGTCTAACACCCAGTGCCAGTTCATCACCTTTGGTTTCAGCGCCTACATTGGGCTTGACCATTAGAATCCAACAGTGTCCAAACACTGAACTCCATATAGCCACTTCTTTCATGAAGGCATTTAGTGAACGACCATCCATGTCTGCATCATTGAGAAACTCTTCTACTGCTGGATCTAGATCCAGGCCTGCATATTCACGCTCAGGTTCCTCACGAAACAAAAAACTCATATAGGTAGAAACCACTGATTGGCAGTGATTTTCTAGGTGTGTTGACAAGAGTCTAGCCTGATATTCACCAGCAGTTTCATTCACATACTTGGTAAGGTGTCCTGCATCACGATAGTCAATGCCACCCATATAACTTTCTAGTAGGTATTGCCATTGATCTCTATTTCGTATATAGAGTTGATTGGTGCTTGTGATCTGTAGGTATTGTTCTTGTAGAGTCTGAATCATTTTGTTTGTCCTGTATTAGCCAATTTGATGACTCCATCTTCCTGGCGGTTGGTATTCTCTTTCACGCTTAACGGGCCATAGGTAATCTACCATATAGCCCAAGGCGTCATTCATGTGATCAAACTCACCTTTCTCAGGTTGGGCAGTTGATCCTGGTTTGTAGACCTGACGCTCTAGGCATTGGATAGTGTATTTACACTTGGGGCTGATAAACAGATGTCTAACGCCACTTGCTGAACACAAACGACTGTTCACTGCATTGACTCTGTCTCTGATGGGAGTGTGTGCTCT